AAATGTCCAAAGAAGAACCAGTCGAAGAAGTCAAATCAGTCGAAGAAGTCAAATCGGTCGAAGAAGTCAAACCAGTCGAAGAAGTCAAACCAGTCGAAGAAGTCAAATCAGTCGAAGAAGTCAAACCAGTCGAAGAAGTCAAATCAGTCGAAGAAGTCAAATCGGTCGAAGAAGTCAAACCAGTCGAAGAAGTCAAATCGGTCGAAGAAGTCAAATCGGTCGAAGAAGTCAAATCGGTCGAGAAGGAAGATGAGATAGAAATAGATACTGAAATAACAATGCCAAAAATATCCTTTAACGATGAAGATAACGTATTAGATTTGGGAACAAACAAAGAGAAGATAGTGAATGCTCCAAAGACAATAGAACGTTTAGAAAAGATAAGTGAAGAGAGAACGAGAGAAAGGCGGGAAGAAGAAGAAGACGAAGAAGAAGAAGAAGACAAATTGGTTATTCACAGCAATGGACCAGATATTAACTTGAATGAGTTGGATTTGCAAGATATAAATAAGAAATTTAAATTGGAACCAGATCCTTTATTAATGGATGTTGAAGTATTGCGGTAAAATTTAGAATAACTTATTTAGTTCTATAATAAATGAATAATTCACCGTTTATTTTATCAGGTATTGTTGCCGTTATTTATATGCTTTTTAGATTTTTAGAAATGAGATTTATTTTGAAAGAAGCAAAACCATTGAAGATATTATTTAGAGATGGTTTATTGGTATTTATTAGCGTGTTTTTAGGAAACTTCGTGTTGAAACAATTATTGTCTTTGAATGGAAAAGTGAATGGGAAATCATTGGATGTTTTTACAAATGATCCAGATTTCTAAATATTTTTTGATAAACATTTAGAAATCTACTTATAACTGGGTAAATCATCTATATTCATTATTTTTGCTTTTTTTGGAATTTTTTTCTTTTTAGTCACAAATTTATTAAAAAACAATGTTTCCATTTGCTTTTCGGGTGTGTGATTATGTACTGTTCTCGCAATCATCTTATAAAGTTTGAAATCAGGATATCTCTCGTCTCCATTTTTTTTGTATAAAATATTTTTATTATTATCATCTGTACACCATTCCATTATTAATTTAGTTATTGGGTCATCTGTTGTCCCATCTTCCTCCATTTCGTCTTCAAATAAATCATAAAGAGAACAAGCCAATCTACATAAATCAAAACTATTATTGGGCTCAATTTTTTTCTTACCTTCAGTGAAATATGTTCCGAAATTATATTGCGTAGCAGCGTCTCCTTTTGGGTGGAAACTATCACTACAAATTTGTCTTCCTTTGTAACTGTATATTGCACGACCAAAATCTATAATCTTATAGATTCTTCCGTACGTTGGGACTTTATAATACTGTTTATTATATAAATAATACAAATATTTCTTGTTCGTTGTAACGAACATTATATTGTTTGTATGTAAATCATTATGCGTTAATCCAAAGGTTTTTTGATACGCTAACAGTGTCATTATTATTTGAATTAAGCAGGACTTCCATTCGTCTAATTCAAAGTTATCTTCTTTTGCGATTAAAGAATCAAGCGTATTTTCCAATAATTCCAAACAAATCACTTGCACCGGGAAATTATAAATATTTGCATTTATATTTTCATCACTAGAAGATGAACAACTACTTCCCTCTGATAAACTATCATCTTCATCAGAATCATCGCAAGAAGAAGAAGTGGTATTGGAAGAACGCGATGAGCAGGTTGAATCGGTGTTTCGTGTTTTTTTAAGTGGTAATGTGCATTCATAAATTAATTTTTCAGACGGGTCGTTGTTTTTTTCTTCATTTGCGTTGAAAATGCTATCTAATGTTGTATTATCGATAGAAGCAACGGACAAAGATTTAGAATTTTTGGTTAAATGTAACTTTTCTTTATGTTTCCTTGTATCGATGCTGAAATCATCTAATGAATGCTCTAAATTATATATTTTATCTTTATGTTCATGGAAATAATCAGAATTTAACAGATATTCTATATCATCAGAAATATTATAAGCAAAATGTTGTTTAATTCCAAGAAATGATCCATAGAAATCAATACCATGTATAAAACCGTGATTGTGTAATAATTTGCTAGATAAAAAAGAAAAAAACCCATCAACATAAGCAGCGTTGTTTTTATCTAATATTTTCGTGTTAGTGTTGTCGGTGTTATTAAAAGAAGGCAAGCATAGTACGTCTCCTTTGCCAGCATATTTTCCAACTAGATATTTTATCGGGTCGAGAATAGGTGAATATTTAAAAAAACTATTTTTTTTAATGATATTATCACCATTTTTTATATTACATACAAATTTGTTATCTGTTTTTTTTTCATCGATATCATCAATGGACCATTTATTTTCTAAATTTATACTCGAATGATTAGATTCATTCAAATTAAAAAATTTCCCGTAGATAGGAATATAATTTTGTAATTTAGAAAAATCCGATTTTTCTTTTAAACAAGCGAATAGTTTTTCATTTTTGTTTTTAATATACGATAGTTCAAACATTAGGTTGTATTGCTAAAAATAATATTAATTTTTAACGTAAATGTGCGTATTTCATTATTCAATTTTTTCTAAAATTCATGTAATGAATCTAGAATTAAAAAAATTTGATATGCGTCATATCGAGTTTAATCCTGAAAAGAATTCCGGACCCGTCATCGTTTTTATTGGGCGCCGCGATACAGGCAAAAGTTATTTAGTTCGTGATTTATTATATTATCATCAAGATATCCCGATTGGAACAGTTATTGCGGGTACTGAATCGGGAAATGGTTTTTATGGTCATCATGTTCCTAAATTATTTATTCATGATGAATACAATACAGCTATTATTGAAAATGTTCTAAAAAGACAAAAAATAGTTATTAAAGAAATTAAAAAGGAAAAAGAAGCCTATGGTAAAAATTCCATAGACGGTAGGGCTTTTGTTATACTCGATGATTGTTTATGGGATAATTCATGGTCTAAAGATAAAATGATGAGACTTCTGTTCATGAATGGAAGACATTGGAAGATTTTGACTATCATTACAATGCAATATCCGTTAGGAGTTCCTCCTAATTTAAGAACCAATATAGATTATACATTTATTTTACGCGAGCCTTATTTATCCAATCGTAAAAGGATATACGAAAATTATGCAGGAATGTTTCCCACATTTGAATCTTTTTGTCAAGTTATGGATCAATGTACAGAAAACTATGAATGTCTTGTTATAAACAATAATGCTAAATCTAATAAATTAGAAGATCAAATATTTTGGTACAAAGCCGACCCACACGATGCTTTCAAATTAGGTGCGAAGGAATTTTGGGATATATCAGCAGAAATGGGGTCGGATGATGAGGGTGATAATATGTATGATCCTAATTCAAATAAAAAAGGACCCCGCATTAATGTAAAGAAAAACAGGTGGTAATAATATTATTGTTATTTAATAAAATAACCATAATATTTATACATGGGAGAAGTTACGAATCATTTTTCAACAGATTATTATCTATACAAATTTCTAAATAAATTAGCCAAGAGAATATGTTGGATACATCCAAATGTTATAACAATCATTGCTGGTCTTATGATATTTCCCATTATTAGCAATATTTTATATGACGGCGATGTATGGTATTTAATTTTACTATTTCTTGTCCGACACATTCTTGACTGCCTAGATGGTTCAGTAGCAAGAAAATGTAATAAAGTATCAAAATTCGGTGCTTATTTAGATTTAAGTTTCGATTATATCTTCTTTTTATCTATTTATTTAGCTATTGGTTATAAAAGCGTACAAATTAAAAACCGAATTATGAGGAATCCTTTTAAAATACTCGTAATCCTTTTTGCAGCGGTTTTCTTTTTTATATTAAATTACTATTTTCTACGTAAATTCGAATTATTAAAAGATGAGAAAAATGTCCAAACCAATGTATTATTTGATTTTATCCAAAAAAATGTAGATTATGAAATTATTCATTTCTTTATTTTTGCTTTATTAATTAAATTTATATTATAATTATCTTATTAAATTTTCCACCCCCCAAACCATTTTTAATAAGAATATCTTCACGTCCTTCCTTAAAATCATGTTTACAATTATGTTGTTCCGGCAATCGGTGGTAATTACAAAATATAATTCCACACCTACATGGCATATTTGTTAATTGTAATTTCTTTTTACAACCTTCTAAAGAACATCTTTTCTTTTTATTTACTTTTTTTTTACCCATTACTTAAAGTACATAAAATATATTAGATCTTAATCAATTTTCTTCTCTGCGATTTCAATACTTTTTTGTTGGACTTCTTTTTCATGTTCAGCCTTTCTTTTCCTATATTCCTCAGCAGGGGTATCCATACCTTTTGTTCTAATATTTTCACCTTCGAACAATTCTTTGCGAATATCAGCAGTACTTATTACTTTATTACTCTGTTTCAATGTTTTCTCTATTGTATTTGAAACACCATATAATTCCCCTTCTTCGGTAATATTTTGTGTTAATTTATTTCCAGTTTTTTTAGCCAATTTCTTGTTTTTTTCAATCGCCTTCTTTTTAGCATCTTTGACTCTATCATCAAAAACGTTTCTCGCCCTTTTTTCATTTTCGTTCTTTTCTTTCATCAATTGATTCAATTCTTCTTCCATATATTCAACGCGACCCGTTTTATATGCTTCTGGTTCCCATGGCATCCACATCCCAACGGGACCCACATAAACATCGTGGTTTGGATCGACTTCGCGTAATAATCTACAACGCAATTCGGCCTCTTCTTGCGTGGGGTAGGATCCACGGACTTTAATACCCCTTGTACATGTTTGAAATTGATGTTGAATATTAAATTCTTTCTCTAATTTTTCTTCCTCAGCATCAAGGAAATTTTTCCAATCATCTTCAATAGTCGTCTCAACCAAGTTTTTTTTTTCCGTTTTCACAAAATCATTAAAATCAGTCATAGCTTTTTCAAATTCAAAAGAATACTTGAAGCTCAAAAAATTTATAAACTGTGTGAATTTTTTCATCGATTTAGAAAAATCATAATATTTAAGAAAATGTTCAAAGAAAAACAATTCACGCTTCTTAAGAATGCTTTCAGGGGACACAAAAGACACACATACAAAAGATTGTCCAGAAATTGATTTATCCTCTTCTAGCAAATCAACATATTTAGGATTATCAATATTGTTTTCAGTTTTTTTTTTAATAAATGCACTCATTTATATATTATAAATATTTCACGAAGTATTTAAGTTTAAGTAATTTATATATTTTTTTCTTATTATTAATTATAAGTATGTTTGAAAAATTAGGACAAGTCATTGATTTAGGAGAACTCTTGAGACGTGCAGTAAAATATCTTGTTGAAGGTGTAATGGTTGCTTTAGCCGCCTTTACTATTCCCAAGACGGAATTAAATTTAGAAGAAGTCCTTCTTATTGCACTTACAGCCGCTGCTACTTTTAGCATTTTGGATACTTATATTCCAAGCATGGCTGTATCCGCCCGTTCTGGTGCTGGATTCGGTATAGGTGCCAATTTGGTTGGTTTCCCCAGATTTTAAATGTAGTATGATATATTTCTTATAAATGTATCATACCGTGGCTTTATATTGCCATTTTAATTCCTTGCATATTTTTTTCCATATTTCGTCTTGTTCTATCCTTTTAACAGGATCTTTCAACATGGGGAAAAATGGTAGAAATTCTACCTTATCTAATAATTCGCACATTTTATATAAAACATAATAATAATTTAAAAAATTGACTCTCCCATCTGGACAATGTTTTGCATATGGTCTTTGTATTTCCATGAATAAATTACATAATTTATCTTCTAGGTCGGGAGACATAATAGGTGGGCGTATACCTAATTTATCTTTAATAAATGGAATATGTTCATAATATTTATTATATCCCAATTTTTTTAGAATGTCTTTAGCTTTTATATTTGTTATGTCTCTTATTGTTATCCGTTCTTTTTTAATTTGATTTTTTATATCGGAAATCACTTTTTCTGGTATTTGCGTTGTTTCTTTTGCCTGAAATTGAGCCAAAATTTCACGAAAATGATTAATCCTTTTATAAGCATAAAAACATACTTCTTTAGGCGGTTCTTTATATGATGGTTTTTCATTTTCAATTAAAAAAGGCGTTTGTTTGCAACAATTTTTACATATTAAAATTCCTTCATAGGATATAGGTATTAATTCGCCATGGCACT